GAATGTATATTAATGAGGACATTTTAATGTTAACAGTAGGAGATATGTTCCCTGCCTTTTCACTGCAGGGAATTAATGAAAAAAATGAATTTGTGAAAGTGGATATACACGAAAGCTACACACCACTTAAAAAAGATTGGTCAGTAGTTTATTTTTATCCGAAGGACTTTACCTTTATCTGCCCAACAGAAATTGCGGGTATGGATATATTAACAGAACATGCAAATGTGGTTGGTATATCAGGGGACAATGAGTTCTGTAAACTGGCTTGGAAAGAGAGTAATAAGTTAATAGGTAATATTAATCATACTCTTGCAGCCGATTGTGGACTACAACTTGCTGATGAATTAGGTATTGTTGATAACGAGAATGGTGTATGCTATAGAGCAACATTTATCTTTGATCGCAATAGAACAATTCAACACGTATCAGTTAATGCACTTGATACAGGTAGAAATGCAAAAGAGGTTTTAAGAACATTACAAGCATTACAAGCAGGTGGTTTAACTGGCTGTGCATGGGACGAAGGCGATGACTTTGTCGGTTGAAATAGAAGGTAAAATTATGACCAAAAAGAGATTCTCTCTTGCGGTCGAGAAGCTAGTAGCATCACAACCTGGTGTGTCATACATAGATGCAGCAGTAGTTATCATAGAGGAAAGAGGTATGGATTATTCTAATCTAAAAAGGTTATTAACACCATCGCTGAAGGCCAAAATCGAAGAAGAAGCTTCTAGTTTGAATCTAATCAGAGGCGATAAAAAGAATAAACTGCCTCTATGATTGATCCATTTGAATCCTATAAACTATATAATGCATTAAAGTTACATTTTGAAACTGATTACGATGCAGTCAAATATAATTTTAAATCAAATGTTTCATCGCAATCATTCTTTAAACGCAGAGACAAATACTTCTTTGCAAAGATTGCAAAACATTATGAAAAGGATTTAAAGGGATACTATATTGCCAACTTCAAACACGGTGTCTCCTATGTAGGGGAAATGGTGAATGAAGTAGGCGAAAAGAATTATATCGAACATAAAAAAACACTTGAATCGCTCACGCGTGTGTTTCAAAATGATATAAATAAACTATCTGAACAAAAGATGGAATTTGATGACCTATTCAAATCAGAAGATGGTCAACACCCATTGATTGTTCAGTTATGGATGCAAGAGGAAATCACACTTGAAACTGTGGTCATTCTTAATTCCTTAATTGGGTTTATACCTCGTGAATCAAAGAAGATATCGGATACATTAATTTGGCCTGATATTAAAAGAAAGATCGAAAAGTATACACCCTTCGTAAACTTTGATAGTACTAAGTGCAAACTTATTATACTAAATGGGTTTACAAACATATGAAAATATGTTATAATATAATGTATAATGTGGATAATACAGAAAAGTCGCAAGGCTTAATACAACGCAATACAGGAGAAATATAATGTCATTTGCAAATCTAAAGAGCAAACGAGGCTCGTCTATCGACAAACTCGTACAAGCTGCAGAAGCAGTATCAACGAAACCATCCGCATCATCTTATGAAGATGATCGACTTTGGAAACCTACCAGAGATAAAGCAGGAAATGGTTATGCCGTAATTAGGTTCCTACCAGCCAACGAGGGTGAAGATCTTCCTTGGGTAAGGTATTGGGATCATGGGTTCAAAGGACCTAATGGATTATGGTATATCGAAAACTCTTTAACATCTATTGGACAGCAGGATCCAGTATCGGAGCATAACTCTGTACTTTGGAACTCAGGTAGAGACGAAGATAAAGCTATTGCAAGGGAACGCAAAAGAAGATTACACTATGTGTCTAATGTTCTAATCGTTTCTGATCCTTCTAATCCAGAGAATGAAGGAAAGGTCAAACTGTATAAGTTTGGTAAGAAAATCTTTGACAAAATCATGGAAGCTATGCAACCTGCTTTTGACGATGAAACACCTATCAATCCTTATGACTTCTGGGAAGGGGCTGACTTTAAAATCAAAATCAGAAAAGTAGAAGGCTGGGTGAACTATGATAAATCAGAGTTTGCTACCCAAAGTTCTTTATATGATGGCGATGAGCAAAGACTAGAGGAAGTGTATAACCAACTTCATAATTTGCAGGACTTCTTAGATCCTAAAAATTATAAAACATACGACGAGCTAAAAGCCAAACTCAATAGAGTATTGGGTGTCGATGCAGGAATTGCAGAGGCAGACCCATTTGAGGCTACTGCACCAGTGGCAGATGCTCCAACTATGGCGGAAGCTGATACTTCTTTCCCACCAGCTGAAGAGTCTTCATCAGAAGATGATACTCTTAGTTATTTTGCTAAATTAGCAAAAGAAAGTTAATTTTAATTAATTTGGAAAGGGACTCGAAAGGGTCCCTTTTTTTATCTGTTAGAAAGTCCTTCAGCGATAGCATCTGGGGCATTCATATTACCCACTATAATTGTATCACCTGCTCTATTAGAGGTATTACTTGATGTTACAGCATTTACAATATCAGCTGTGGTTGTTGATGCAGCTCTTTCCTCTGATTTTAAATCTGTTGAAGCCTGATTTAGATTTTCACCTTGTTCTGCAGCTGCAGCTTTAGTTTCTCTATTTGCTACTGCTTCATCTACACCAGTATCCATTTTAATTCCGTCTTTAAATGACCTAATACCTGCAGCAATATCATCACCTTTAAATGGTATTTTTTCTGCTAATTTGGCCAAGCCTTCTAATAATAATCTAATTGGAGCAGTTATTGTATTGAATATTGTACCAACTAGAACTTTAAGCATTCTACCAAAGTCAAACGATCCTGTTTCATCATGCATGGCATCAAAGAAACCTAATACAGTATTTTTAATTTTATCAAATAAACCAGCTATCATTTCTGCAAAACTAAATGATTTAAGAGTTTCAGCGAAGTTTTCAAAACCAAGTTTACCTGCAACCCAGGCAATACCAGATTTTAATAGATCAAGTGGAATACCGACAAGTCCAACAACAGCACCTTTAATACCACCGATGACTCCAGCAAATACCTTAGCTGCAAGGCCACCCTCTTGTTTAGTGAATCCATCAATGGCTCCTTTAATTGTATCCACTGCTGTCATTAAAATAGTAAGAGGTAAGAATAATCGTCCTAGTGTACGACCAATTCCTTGGAACACAGTGAAGGTACTCTTTAAAAAACTACCTAATGTTTTTAATACACCACCTGCACTTTTAGCACCTTTACCAGTAGCCTTTGCAGTATCACCTATGAAGCCAAGTGTTTTCCCTATTGATCGAAACGAATCTCTTACCATACGGACAGGCTTCAGAATAAAATTAAACATTGTCTTTAGACCACCACCAATTGTTTTAAATACACCACCAATTCTAGTAAAAATACTACCAATGACAGCTCTAATTGTTTTAGTGGCATTCATAAAGACATTCTTTTTAATTATAAATGCCCTTGTAACTCGGCCAAAGAAATTGGCTGTTGTCATTAAAATACCAGCCTTAAATGTTTTTAAACCTTTGGTACCCATTGTAAACGAGGCTTTAAATCGTTTAAAGAATTCGGTAAGAGGTTTTGTTATATTATTTTTAAATGCATTTTTTGCAAATTGTGGTACAAGTGCTTTTAAAGCGCGCCCTAATCCTTTTGTAAAGGCAACAACGGCATCGGTAATACCAAGAATAAATCCTGATATAAAACCAGCAAGTCCAACGGTAATAGCTCCAACAATACCAGCAAAGAGACCTATACCTTCAAGTTTTTCTTCACCTGAACCTTCTGTATTTTCAGCGATTTCACCAAGTCGTTTTAATGTTTCTTCTGCTACAGCATTAGCTTCTTTTTGCTTTTCTATATCATCAAATTTATTACCTGCCAATAATGCCTGTAGGTCCTGCATTTCTTTTAAGGCCTGACCTTGCAAGTCATGGCCCTTTTCAGCCATTACTGTTGACAGTCTACCTTGTAAATCGCGAGAGGATGCCTCTGCTTTTTTAGCTTCCGCTTCGTCTTTAACTGCACTAAGCAGAGCACTAAAGTCACTGGTTAGTGATTCCTTTTTATTTTTTTCCTCTGCCATTGTTTATTCCTATTTACCGCCGAATGCTCTACCAGCTTCTGATATACCAAATGCACCAAGTGTTATAACAACAAATGATGTATAAATTGTATCAGATATAACTAAGTCTTGTCCCATAAATGCTGTAACCAAATCACAAACACCAAAGACAGTCATTAATCCAAATGATATAAATCCTATAATTGCTTTTTCATTTACATCATTATCATCTAAAAAGATGTCTGTAAATTTTCTTTTTGGTGGTGCAAGTCTTTTCTTTGCTTCTGCAGCTTCTAATTGCATTTCCTTAATCATATCTTCAGATTTGTCAAGCTTATCAATTAAAGCCATGTACTTATCTAAATCAATTTCAACTTCATTTCTGCTGTTATCTGTATTATTATCAGCCATTATCTGTTTCTCCTATTTTCATTTTTAATTCTTTCATTCTCTTCCTTGATGTACTCTTGTAAGAGCGATACATATATCTCCCTCTCCCACGGTACCATATTGTCAAGTTCAGTCAAACTATAATTATGGTGTTGCATCATTGCAAAATTAGTCTTATAGTGATTGACTAAACTCTCATGCGAGAGGCCTATGTAAAAAAACTTTGTAAGCCCTTTAACTCCATATGGTTTGTCTTCGTACAACTCGGACAAGTATAATTTAAATCATGTTTTAAAGCTGGCATATCCTCAAAATATGTCGACATCTTTTTAAACTGATCACTATTTAAATTCTCTAAAAACTCATTCATTTCTGCCTGAGTTATATCAGATGCATTATGTATTGCATCATCCTCAAAGATGGTATCAATACAGTCAGCAATCATTTTAAATGCTCCATCGACAGTATCAATATCATCACCTATGTTTGAAACCATTTCAAACGAAGGATACCTTAATGTCACACCAATTGTTTCAGTTAGCATAACTACATTATCAGTGTTTATTTGAGGTATCT